GAAGCGTTAGATTTCGATAACGAAAAATTTAAGCAAGAATACTGTTGTCAGTTCTTAGGAAGCTCAGGTACACTAATAAGCGGTGCCAAACTCAAAGAACTTGCGCCGTCTAGGCCATTACATGAGGCTGAAGGTATTACACAATATGAAGCAGTACAACAAGAACGTTCATATGTAATGGTAGTTGATGTATCGAGAGGTAAAGGACTCGATTATTCTGCTTTTAATATAATTGATACAACGGAAATGCCATACAAACAAGTATGTGTATACAAAGATAATACCATAAGTCCGGTAGACTTTGCCTCCGTTATATATAGAATAGGGCTGATGTACAATGAGAGTGCAGTGTTAATTGAAATTAACGATATTGGTGAACAAGTTGCCGATATACTCTTTATGGATTACGGCTATGAAAATCTTCTCTTTACTGAAAACCACGGCAGAGCCGGGAAACAAGTATCAAATTTTGGAGGGAAGAGATCAGATCATGGAATACGAACAACCAAAAGCGTAAAATCAAAAGGTTGTTCTATATTGAAACTATTAATTGAACAAAATCAGTTAATAATACAAGATTATAACACAATACAGGAGTTATCACGATTTAGTAAAAAAGCAAATTCATACGAAGCAGAGTCAGGTCATAATGATGATTTGGTAATGACCTTGGTATTATTTGCATGGTTATCAGACCAACGATTCTTTAGGGAATTAACAGACATCAATACCTTAGCGGCATTGAAAGAAAAAACAGAACAACAGCTTGACGAAGAATTATTACCGTTCGGCTTTATAGATACTGGAGACGATATCCCTGACGAACAGGGGTGGATCACGTATCGGACTGATAGCAGTAGTTTTTAGATATAGAAACTTTTATAAATAAAACTGTGATAACTATTAATTAGTAACAAAAGATTTAATTAGATAATATTAAAGGAGAATAATATGGCTTTTTCCGTAAGTCCTTCCGTAATTGTTAGAGAGGTGGACGCATCAGCATCGGTTCCTGCCATCGCGACACCACCTGCAGCAATGGCCGGTGTGTTTAGATGGGGTCCTGTAGGTGAAGCAGTTCTCGTTTCTTCAGAGAATGAATTAGTTTCAAGGTTTGGTACTCCAGGCGCTGATAACTATGAAACATTTTTTGTTGGAGCAGATTACCTTTCATACGCAAATGCATTATATGTAGCAAGAGTTGATAACGGGGCAGTCACTGCTTCTTCAACCGATATTCAGAGATATGCAAATAACGACATTAACCCAACATTTACTACGTACGGAGCATTCGATGCCTTGTACCCAGGTGCATTAGGTAATTCATTAGAAATAGCATATGTTAAGGGTAGCAACTTTACCAATACAGAAATTACAGTAGGAGAAATTCCTACTACGAGAATTACTGGCAGCCCAGCACAGCAAGCAACATCTCAAACAGTTAGTTTTAACTCAGCAAATGTTGCATTCGAAGTCCTACCAGCAAACGAAATAACAACAATAGAAAGCGGTGATATCATTACTATCGGTAACGATTCAGTAGGATATCAAGAAATTGTTGTTAATACAGTAACCAAACAAGCAAGAGATTCCTTGGGAGAGCCAACAGCTAATAATGTTTTGACTACTGCAATTCATCATACATTATCTTTAGGTGGTAAATACCTATTGCCTGAAACTAATTTAAATAAGCTTTCCATTACAAGAAAATGGGCTTATGGCAATTTATTCGGAAAAGCACCTGCAGCTGCAAACTATCATATTGCAGTTCTTGATGCAGATGGCAAAATCAGTGGTACAGCTGGATCGGTATTAGAATTATACAGCGATGTATCAGTTAGCCCAACGGCTAAGCTACCAAGTGGTAAAACAAATTACTACAAAGAAGCAATTGAACAAGAATCTTCGTGGGTTAAGGTAGCGAATACCGCTCACTTTGAAGCTTCTGCTCAGGCAAGTACATATGAAAGATTAGGTACTAACTTGGGTGTTTCAGGTAATACTGATATTACAAGTTCAAACGTCGGTACAGACGGAAGATCTGAATCACTAGCAACTCTAGCGGATCTTGCACCTGGTTACGATTTGTTTAAGGCATCTAACGAAATTGATGTTTCATTCGTACTTGGTGGTAAATCTGATGATACCGGTAACCTAGGTACATATCTGATATCAAACATTGCAGAATATAGAAAAGATGCAATTGCGTTTATCAGTCCTGCTAAATCAGATGTTGTTGACGAAAGTAAATCTGAAGCTAAACTTGCTAATATAATTGCGTTTAAGAATGGATTACCAAGTTCTTCTTACTCTGTAATTGATTCAGGTTATAAGTACAGATACGACAGATATAACGATGTATATAGATATACTCCACTTAACGGTGATATAGCAGGTCTTGCTTCAAGAGTTGAACCTTTTGAATCTCCAGCTGGTTTCCGTAAGGGTGTTATTAAGAACGTTGTCAGACTTGCCTTTAATCCTAACAAGGCTCAGAGAGATCAACTATATAGCAATGAAGTTAACCCAGTAATGGCTCAATCAGGAAGAGGAGTTGTCCTATTCGGTGATAAGACAGGATTAGGCGGCAACAGTGCTTTTGATAGTATCAATGTTCGAAGATTGTTTATTGCAGTAGAAAAGGCAATTGCCAATGCTGCAGAATCATTCTTGTTTGAATTGAACGACGAGTTTACTCAAGCGCAATTCAAAGGAATCGTTGAACCATTCTTAAGAGACATTCAAGGTAAGCGAGGAATCGTTGATTTCAGAGTTGTTTCTGATACAACAGTTAATACTCCATCAGTAATTGACTCAGGTAAGTTCAGGGCTAATATCTTTATTAAGCCTGCACGTTCAATCAATGTGATTGAGTTAACCTTTGTTGCTACAAGATCGGGTGTTGAGTTCGAAGAAATTGTTGGATCACTAACTTAATAAATAATTTTAAATAAAGGAGAAAAAGAATGGCATTTAATATAAATGAGTTCAAATCCCAGTTAACTGGCGGTGGCGCTCGTAGCAATCTTTTCCAAGTGCAAATCTTAAACCCTGTTGATTCCACAGCTGATTTCAAAGTTCCATTTATGGCAAAGGCTGCTCAGCTACCTGCTAGTACTATTGCGTCAATTGACACAGTTAATTACTTCGGTCGTGCTATTAAGTATGCAGGCGGAAGAACATTTGCTGAATGGACAGTTACAATCATTAACGACGAAGATTTCTTAGTCAGAAATGCAATGGAAGCTTGGATGAATGGTATTGTTTCACATGATACTAACTTGAGTGGTTTGCCACAGGATTATAAATCAAACGCGCTAATTACGCAGTATAGTAAAAGTGGTGACCCATTACGTACTTACAAGTTTGAAGGTTTATTCCCTACTAGTGTTGCTGCGCAAACAATGGATTGGGATACTGATGGGATACAAACATTCGATGTTACGTTTAGCTACGATCTTTGGATGGTAGAGGGTAACACCGGAATTCCTACTAGTTAATTATAATATAGGATGATATTTTGAAAATTTTTGGGTTTGATATAAAGAGGGCTGAGGAGGAGACTACATTACCAGTTAGTTTCGCCGAACCCTCTAATGATGATGGAGCGATTACCGTTGGTAATGCTCTTGGTGGTTTTTATAATACGATATTAGATATGGAAGGTTCCGCTAAAACGGAATCCGACCTTATTACTAAATATCGTTCAATGGCAATGCAGCCTGAAATTAGTCAGGCAGTTGATGACGTTGTGAATGAAGCAATTAGTGTTGATACAAATGATAGAGTTGTTGATATCTCGTTAGGAGAAACAGATCTATCAGATAAGATTAAAAAATCTATCGTAAAGGAATTTGATAACGTACTTGCATTATTTGATTTTACGAATAACTCGTATGACATGTTTCAAAAGTTTTATGTTGATGGAAGATTAAACTATCATATTATAATTGACCCTGAAGATGTTAAGAAGGGTGTAATAGAATTAAGATACGTTGACCCTCGTAAGTTAAAGTTAATACGAGAAGTTGATAAGAAACAAAAAGATCCGCATTCAGGAATATCTGTTAAGAAGATTAAGAATGAGTATTATATGTACTCAGAATCAGGGTTTCAGAATACAAGTACAGGAGCAAGTGGCAGTAGTACAACTGGAATTAAAATATCAAAGGATTCTATTGCTCGAGTTACTTCGGGATTGATGAATGAGAACAATAGTTTAGTTCTATCTCATTTGCATCCAGCAAGTAAAGCTTTAAACCAGTTAAGAATGTTAGAAGATGCTGTTGTAATTTATACATTAACAAGAGCACCGGAAAGAAGAATTTTTTATATAGATGTAGGTAACTTGCCAAAGAACAAGGCAGAGCAATATCTTAGAGATATGATGGCTCGACATAAGAATAAGTTACAGTATAATTCAGATTCAGGACAAATTACTGATTCTAGAAAAATGTTAACAATGACAGAAGATTTTTGGTTTCCTCGTCGTGGTGGAGAAAGATCAACAGAAGTTGATACTCTCGCAGGAGGTTCTGCACCAGGATTGAGCAGTAACGAAAACTTAGAGTATTTTCAACGAAAATTATTTAAAGCGTTGAAAGTACCCTTATCTCGTTTAGAGCCGGAGGCCATGGCAAGCTTTGGTAGAACATCTGAGATTACTCGAGATGAACTGAAGTTTGGTAAATTTATTAGAAGGATCCGTAATCGCTTTTCTTGGATATTCAGTATGGTACTGGAAAAGCAATTGATACTCAAAGGTATTTTAACACCTGAGGAGTTCAACGAAATTAGAAACGATATTCGTTACGACTTTGTTAAGGATAATTACTTTGAAGAGTTGAAGGAAGCTGAGATTTTGAGAGAACGATTAAATACTCTCAGAGATATAACTGATTATACAGGCAAGTATTTCTCTCATCAGTGGATTACGACAAACGTGTTACAAATGACCGAAGAACAAGCTTCAGATATGGAACAACAAATATCTGACGAAAAGGCACTTGGCGGACACGAAGAAGATGATTCTTACTGAATATAAATAAAGTATAGAGTAAATTAAATTAGGGACTAAATATGAAAAATTTTAAAGATCTAGTTTCGGAAGTTGCCCAACCAGTGGCTCCAGAAGAAAAACGATTTAAGGATCAACATACAATCGAGGTAATCCCTCATCCTGTTGCGCCTGATCACGTTTTCAGCGGGGAGATACCTGGTAAAGGAGAGGCTGCAAGACCAGCTGACCAGAAAGGCGATGAAAACTACGATAAGGCTTATAAAAAGAAAACAGCGCAAACACTACCTCAACGCGGTACAGGTGATGGCAAAGATATTGACGACGTAAAGAACGAAGAAAAAGATATCGTTAAGAAATCCATTACTGAAATACTTGGAGTCAATAAAAAGAAAGAAGCCAAGAAAGATGACGACTCAATGGAAGAAAAGGTAACTTGCCCTCAGTGTGAAGGTAAAGGTTGCGACCATTGTGACGGTAATGGTTACCATATAAAAGAAGCTGGTTGTTCAGATAGTACGCTTAAAGCAGAAAAGAAACCTGTTAAGAAAGCAACAACAAAAGAAGATAAAGTTGATGCAGATGATAACAAGGATTCTTTAGAACCTGAAGCAAAGCCAATTAATAAGCCTAAACCTTCACCAACACAAGTTACTATCAAAGACAGTAATGGTAAAACTCTATCAATGACATTTAAAGAAATGTTAAGTAAAGTTTCAACAGAGGAAGAATTGCTTGAGAGTCCCCAGCAAGAAATTCCTATGATGATGAAACAGCTACACTTCATTACTTATGCTTCTGAAGAGATTGGAGATTACCTTAAAACTGAAGGACAAGATCCTGAAGAATGGTGGCAGAATAAATTAGCTGAAGTATTCTCAAATGTTAAATCATTATATGCTTATGCTAAAGGCGATCAAATGGTTAACAGTAAACCTCTATCAGCTTCAAAGATGTATAAAGCGTCAAAGCAATACGAATCAATTGAAGTAGGATCATTTGAATTACAAAACGAAACAGTAATGGAAGTATCAGAAGAAGATGCAACTGTTTTAAATAAAATGTTCAGTGAACTAACAGAAACAAATACAAAAGAAATGTATAGTGTATTGGTTGCTGATGAAGCAGGCTACAACGAAATCCTCGAATTTGCGAAAGAGAACATATAATGCCAAGTATAATTAAAGTTAAAGGTACTGAAGCTGCAGTAACAGCCGCTGATAATATTGGTTCAGCAACTCTCGTTAGATTGTTTAACGCAACTGCTGCAGGTATACTTATTACTCATAAGAATGCTGGCGGAGATATTCTTGGTACATTTACTGCTGGTTCTGGGCAATCGTTTGTTAAGAAAGATTCAACAGATACCTTAACCGCCAACAGTTCAGTATTAATGGTTGGCGTTGCTCACTACACATAAAGGAAACTATTATGAATTTAAACTTAATAACAGAATATAGGGAAGATTCCGTAGAAGTAATTACCGAAGCTAAAGAAGACGGTAAAAAGAATTACTTTATTGAAGGAATTTTCATGCAAGGCGATCTAAAAAATCGCAATGGAAGAATTTATCCAAGTTCCACGTTAGAAAATGAAATGAATAGATACAACAAAGAATTCATTGAAACTAAGCGTGCACTTGGAGAACTAGGTCACCCTGATGGTCCGCAGATCAATGGGGATCGGGTTTCCCATCTTATTACTGAGATGAGACGCGACGGCAACGATTTTTATGGTAAGGCCAAAATCTTATCAACACCTATGGGGGAAATCGTCAAGAGCCTATTAGACGAAGGAGTAAAGATCGGGGTTTCGACTCGCGGTCTTGGTTCGGTCAAGGCAGGTAGAGATGGAGTTATGGAAGTCCAAAAGGATTTTCATCTTTCTACTGTTGATATTGTTACTGACCCTTCAGCACCAAATGCGTTCGTAAATGGTATCATGGAGAACGTAGAGTATTACTACGATATTGCTTCAGGAAATTGGAGAGCTCAACAAGCTATCGAAAATATCCAGGAAGAAGTTGAGAAAAAAATCAATCGCGTGGTAAGAACTATTGATGAAGAGACGGCAACAAGAATGTTTAAAACATTCGTCCAATCTTTGAGAAACTAAATTTTTATAAATAAATAAAGTAAAGTTTATTATAAACATATTTGTAAGTTAAAAACAAATTTAAAGGAGAAAATAAATGGAAAACGTAGAAGAAAAATTCGTTTCCGACGATGGTATCTCAGAAGTACCTGCTGCTGTAACACCTGAAGGTGGAGAAGGTAAAAAGGACAAACTGAAGAAGACTACTACTGACGAGCCTAAAGGCGCAGTTGAGCCCAAGAAAGTAATTCCTGGTCAAGGCGATGCTGGTAAGCCTGTTCCTACTGCAGAAGAAGTTGAAGTTGAAACTGTAGAAGAAGTAGTTGTAGAATCTTCAATTGA